AAGGTATTTATGAGAAACCCTACAACCATAAGGAGCATTGATATAAGAATAACAAATTACATAAATAATCTTTTCATTAGCTGTCAAAAATCTATTGTTTAATAAATCCTGATCTATTTTTACAAAATATTTCATATTATAATTTTTAATTCTTTCTCAATTTGGCTCATAGATTTACCTAAAATATGAAGTGCATAATGATCGGCACAATATTGTTTTCCTCTTTCCTTTAGATCAGCTCCCCTTTTACAAACGCAACAAGGTTTTTTAGGATCTCCATACATATCTAATTCCATGTTCCATTTTTTAATAAAAAAATTGGTGTTAGTTTTTCAGGTGGTACTGAATGACAAGCAGGTCTATCAAGACCGAAATTAGTTAAAAACTTTTCTGTTCCTAAAACATAAGTTGAATTTACAAAGCCTAAAATTTTAAAGATTGGAGCTTCATCAATTACTAAAGCATAAAGTTCACCACAATTTGCCTTAGGTCTAATAATTAAAGAGTTATTATTTTTTGGTAATTGAGTTCGGCATTGTACTTTTAAATCTTTATAAATAAGATCAGGAATTCCACCTACATTGCAATGGTACTCAAATTTAATTCCTAAAAATTTTGCTAGAGCAACCTCCCCCATAGCACCAGAAACAGACTTAGCTATTTGGTCGTTTAAACTCCCCTTATAGTTGTAACCCCATTTTTCTTTATTCTTAATGCTTTCTAAACATCTTAAAATTCCAAGATGACTTGCTGAATGAAGCTCATATAAATCAAGGGTTATATTATCTGACATAATTACCCTTTTTATCTTCGCACCAATGAACATTGATAAGCCTGTTTTGGTAGTACATACCAAAATTGCTATCAGGTCGTTCATCAATAGATGCTAAGGCTTTTTCACAAGTAATGTGCTTAATACCATGACTTATTGGTATTTTAATAAGTTCTAAGCCACCATCATTTGTTGCTAATCCTACAAGTAAGAAAAATATTTTCATTAATTTTAGTGATTATTTTGTTGATGATGTCGGCAAATAATGATTTGCTTAAATATGTATGTTTTGTCACACTTAAATTCAGAAACTCTGAAGCCTCCAAAAGCCTAATTCTATTACCTTTATATACAGCAATATTTTCCTTAAAAAAACAAATCATGTTTTTTACTATGCACAAATTTCTCTTTGTGCCAAGAGATAAAATTACTTTCTTTGGTATTAATTAATTATTGACATATCTGGTGGAAACGGTAATAATGTGAGTATAAATGAATAACATATTGCGTCATAAACTTATGGAAGTATCTAAGCAATCAGGATATAAAGCAGACTTTATTGAAAGTTATATGGCTCAGAAAAATTTATTACCTAAAAATTACTCATTTAAAAAAGATGATTTAGATGTTCTTTTAAAAAAATATGATAAGAAAATATCGGACTTTGTTAAAGATACCTATGCAGTTAAAGAGCAAAAAAACAAAATGGTTCAAATACATAAATTACTTAATCCTAAACCTAACGCACCCAAATATTATACAGAGAATGATCTAGCCAATGATCTAGCTCATTGGTTTAATAATTTTAGAGGTGACTCAGCAGTAATAGCACCTAATTTTTTTATAGGTGATGTGGCTAAAATAGATTTAATTGGAACAATATTTGGTAATGCACAAATTAGAATGTTTAAAGGTAAGGACATAAAAAAAATTAAAGTTCACCCAAAATATGCTGATTGTAATGCTATTGTTTCTAGTGGTGCATCAGATGGTTTAATAAAACTTTTCAAAAAAAGAAAAGAAGTTCATGTAAATAGTAATAATAGATTTAGTGTGGCTTGTGATAAGAAGTCAAAAATAATTTGGTATGGTTACATAGATCCACAATCAAATGGTACTTATGATATTTTAGATAAAAGTTATTCAACAGGAAAAACAATTGGTAAGTTGGCAGAGGGTATTGAGTTGTCTTGGAGTTCAAGAATAAAGTCTGCATATTACCCTACGATCTACGAAAACTAGACACTATTTATAAGTGTAAAAAACTTCTTAACACCAGATTTCTTTTGTTGCAATCAGATTTCCACTATGCTAGTCATTGGTTATATGACATTTGCATTAAAAATTATTGCTGATAGTTACCAAAAGTTTAACATCACTAATACATCTGTTAGTGCTTGTAAAAATCCTCCTCATATTAGATGTTTTCAAAAACATTATTTAACTAAAGAACAAAATAGTAAATGCTCTAATGCTTCTTTAACTTTAGGAACGATTGGACATGACATAGTTGAGAAAGCCATAGTTGAAAACTTAACTATTGAAGAATGTATTCAAGACAAAAAGATTCAAGATAAAATAGATTCATACATATCGTTTGACAAAAAAGATCAAATGAAATTTGAGTTTGGCATAAAGAATTTAGAAGCTATTGGAAATAATCATTTAGAAAATTTAAAAGAATTACCAAAGCAAAAATGGAAAACAGAAGCTGAACATATAAAATGGATTGAACCTATTAATGTGCCTTTCAGAATGTTTATAGATTTAACAGGTGAAACTCATGTAAATGATATCAAGAATAAGTTTCCAAGTGTTAAGTATTCTCCATTAAAAACTAAACAATTAAAGACTAATGAAAATAGAATTGGTGATTGGGTATGTTCGCACCCTAAGATAGACCAAAGAGCTTTTACAACAGACCTGATGCAAATAGCTCTGTATTCGCATACGACAGGCTTAAAACCATCATTAAGCTATGCAAGTGCAACAGATAGAATTTTATTTACAGAAGATAATTGTGATGAATTAAAACCAGAAAATTTAAAATTGTGGCTTAAAGAATTAATCGCTTATGAGATTGCTTGGGAGAAAAAGTTAATAGCTGCCAATGGATCTCTTGAAGAATTAATGTGGTTGTGCGTCCCTGACTTTAGCGACATCAGAAAAAAATCATTTTGGTATCAGGGAGTGCCAAAAGAATATGTTGAAAGGTACTTAAATTTTTATGTCTGATACAGGAATAATCATACCATTGAGAGAGAGAATAAAAGATTTGGAAGTTATTAATGAAGCTCACCAAAAAAAGAATGGACAGTTAAGGCAAGAGATACAGGACAAAGACAAAGTGATTAAAGATTTAAAACAACAAACAATTCAACTTGGTTTAGATAAATTTGAATTAATAAAAAATGGAGAAGTATGAAGTTAGGTAATTTACAAGACGCAATAAAAGAATTTAGAGATAATATAGATGATAGTGACTATGCAAACTTAGGTGCTAAAGGAAAATATTTAACTGTTCCCTATCGTATTAAGTTTGTTAGAGATTTCTTTGGACAAAGAATGTCAATTCAAACTGAAAGTACAGAGTTAGCTAATGGCTCTCATAAGTTTAAAGCAAACATTTATATAGATGACAGGTTAGTAAGTGTTGGAGAATCCAAACAAATGAAGAATGGTGATAAAGAATTTGAGAAACAACAAACAGTTTCTATTGGTAGAGGTCTATCAATACTTGGTTTCTTTGGAGATGAGTTAGCAACTGCTGAAGAAATGGAGCAGTTTCTTAAACCAAAAGCAAAAGAAATACCTAAGGCAGCACCAATTGTAAAATTAGTACCTAAGGTAAAAGCTAACATAGAAAGTTTAGCAAATGATTGGATAGAAGTATTAAAGAAAACTGCCGAAACTTCTAACTCACTTTCTAATTATGAAAAGAATTTAAATGTAATGCGTAAAGAATATATTTCGGACTTACATTTAATATGGTCTGACTTAATTCAACAGGCAAGAATTGATTCGGAATATTTAAAACAACAAAAACTAATAACTAATAGGAAAATATAACATGAGTGATTTTGATAACACAGCAGCACTTTGGAAAAGACAACCAAGAGATACAGATGTAGCTGGAAAAAAATATCCACACTATCAAGGCAACCTAACCGTTGGTGGTAAAAAAATGAGTTTAGCTGCATGGTTAAATGTAGATAAAACTAAAGAGGGACAACCAGACATATCATTAAAAATTTCTGAGATGATGGTTAAAGAGGAAGCTCCATTTTAATGTCTGAGGAAATTAACCCACAACATTATAAAAAAAGCATTGAAACTTATGATGCTATTATAAGCCAACTTTCTCCTCTTGAGGTGGTTGGCTATCTTAGATCGCAAGTTTTAAAGTACACAATGAGATTTGGTGCAAAGCATGAAAGCACAGTAGATGCCTGTCTAACAGATGTAAAAAAAGCTAATTGGTACTTAAACAAATTAGCCTTAAATTTACAAGGCTTGGATAGTCCGAAACAAAAAGTCCCTGAGTATGTTGCTAAACCAAATATAACAAATTTATTTAAGGACATCTAATGCAGAATGAAAACAAGTACATTTATTTAAGTGAGCCAAAGCTAAAAACACTTAAATTTATCAAACAATTTATAGAGAAACATAACTTCTCTCCAACTTTTGCTGAGATAAGTCGTAAATTTTCTTGGTCAAGAGCAAGGTCTGGCAAGATAGTTTCTGAGCTATATGACTTAGGCTTTATCTCTAAAGGTATTTCAAGCCATAGAAAAATTGAAATGAATACTGAGCAATTAGGATCGGTAGGAAGTTTAAACATGAATAAATCCTATCCAATTATGGAGAGCAGAGCATGAGTGTAATTAAACAAAGTTTTTTTGAAGCAAGTTTTCAAACTAAAGAAGAATTTGACAATGCAGAATTAGCTGCAAAATCAGATGTCAGCGATAATGCTGATCTTACAGTTACAGAAATTAAGTTAGAGAAATCTGTAATTAAAACTAACAAGGACAAGGAGCAAACTAATGAGCCTGAACAGCACAGTAAGATTGTACCAGAAGCTAAATAATGTTCATAAGAAAATTATGAAGTCAATTGATAGCAGAATGTGTGTGCATACTTACAATAACACTTTGGAATACAAACAATTAATTAGAAGAATTGTTGAAAACCAAAATAGTGACGCAGTTATTAGATACAAAGAATTATAAGTTTTAATTCTTAGTATATCAGAAGTTGTAAAAAACCTTAGGCTACTTGTCTGCCTAAATTAAAAAGAGAGGAAGAAAAATGAAAACAAGACCATACAAATCTTATATTAAGACAGAGGAAGAAAATAGATTAAATGTCTTTATTGGTAAGAGATTAAAACAAGCTAGGAAAAATATACCTAATCTTACACAGGCAAAAATAGGAAAAGCAATAGGAGTAAGTTTTCAACAAATTCAAAAATATGAAAAAGGATTGAATGGTCTAAATGCAATTAGGTTAATTGATTTATCAACTGCTCTTAAAATTCCTTACACAAACCTATTACCAGAATTTTTTGGTGAAGTTAAACTACCAGAAGATAACTTAGTTTCTAGTCATTCTGAGTCTTTATAAATGTTTAACGAAAATTTAATCAAGCCTAGTGAACTTGATTGAGTTTGTTGATTGATGAAATAAAAGGACAGATGAGATAGCTCCTGTCTGTCCTTTTTCATAATGTACTTTATAATATTTAAACCAGAAAAAGAATTTAGAAGTTATAGCAATCAGTTATTTGCCACAGAAGCAGAAGCTCTTGATTGGGGTAAGAGATCATTTAAAAGAAAAGATGTTTGGCAAGTAGTCCCCTACAATTCAGAGAACTACAATAAGTATTGGTATAAATAATTATCTTAATTCCATTGATAATGATTATTCTGGTGTTCAGAGTATTTAACAGACTCTTTACTTGTAGAATATTTTTTAATGTAATTTGTATTAATAAACTTTAAATCAAGATCACCCATGTGGGTTGCAAGATCAAAAGGATTTGTGTACTTACCTTGATAGCACCAATAAGATACATTCCAATGCCTAAAGAAATAGGTCTTTCTAGCCACAGGGAGCTTCAAATTAAGCGATTCAAGAGCATTGTCTAGGTAAGTAATCATGTTC